ACACCAGAAATCTGCTCACCCGATGAAATGGTATCTTTAACCATATTTATTGTGCTACTAGAAATGTTAAAATCAAGATAAAGATCTTGAAGTCCGATAACATCATTCGACTCAGGATATGCCTGAACCTCAACAATATTGTTTGGTTTATCGGTAGAAGTAATATTAATAGTTGTTAAATTAACTTCGCCCTTGACATAATCAACTGTACCTGCAGATTTGACGACAACAACGTTTCTACCTGCTTGTCCGTCTAAAACTTCTTTCTTAACAATAGAAAGAACACCAGTCAGTTTATCTGCATTAGGAGTGTCAGTTATGTAAACAGTATCGGTTTCTCCTTCAATTTTAAATCCAGTACTCTTGATATTCAAACCTTCTGGTTTAACATTGAACTTGTTACCAAAACATAATTCATATTGAGCAAACTGATTTGTCAGTGCATTTAGATTTCTTCTAATAGTAACTCTAGTAATGTTGGATGTAATTGCACTATCAATGTTGTCAATTACATTCAGAACCTTACTGTACTTAAATCTGCCACCAAAACGATTGACATCTCCAGATTTAGAATATGTTTCTAAAGAATTGATGATGTTTGTCTGTAACTGGTTAACACTTGATATTTTAGAAGAGTCATAGTAGATGAAAGAATCAATCTCAACGTAAAGAACCTGCAGATCAACAATCTTTTGATTAATACCTGTCAGGGAATATCCTTTCAGTTTTGTTAAAATATTCTTTTTATCAAAGTCAGATACAAATTCACCATTTTTTGGTTTGATGGTGATGAATACAGTTCCAAACTGTGGGGGATCTAATTCTTCTCCACCAACAACAGAAATGGATTCTGTGTTAGGATAAATCTTCTGAACAATAGACTCATAATCTCTAGAGGTAACTGCTCTATACTGAGATGAATAAAGTCTTGGAGCAAAGTATTTAATAGAGTCAATCGACTCAATATCTCCACCGTTAGAGGCAGCCACAACGGTGTCTACGGTGGGTACAACGGTAGGTATGACTACTTGTCCCGTTGACCCAGTGAAACTGCCTGCAAAGGCGAATATGGACGGTCCGTTGCCTTCCTTACCAGACGTAGTGATATAGTGAACGGTGACCACTGCACCGTCTTCTAACTTTTTACCAAAGATGCCATCACCAAAAAGAATCTCATACCTTTCGTCCTGAATCTCTTGAATCAGGTATGTCTCCGACGAAGATGTGACATTGATGATATTATCAATCATCTTATACTGTTTGCCAAGTCCGGTGTCTGCAGGACCTTTGACATAAACAACAATTGATGAAGTATCAATAGAAGAGTTGTCTAAAGTAAACCGTTGATCGATTGATGCATTATTAACAAACTGTCTTGTTAAGAAGTTGCCTTCTTTGACTTCAATGGGGTTTGTTGTCGTTCCAAACGTTGCTACGCCGTTGGTAACGGTAGATGTAATACTTTCTGTAATTGCAAAGACATAATCAGTGTTGTCTACACCACCTACGCACACTAGACCGGGTTCTAAGGTCAATGTGGGACTAGATGTAGCGGTTTGTACGTTAAACTTAATTGACGCCTTTGCAGCGGTTTTTGAGCGGGGTACGTAACCAACGTTTCTTGCAAGAGAGACAACGTTCTCTCTCAGTGTCGCAGAGTCAAGAAACGATTCGTTAACGACTAAGTTTGAGTTAAATGCGGTAATATAGGTGTTATATGCTAACGTATCGATAAGCACCGAAAAGTTAGACCCTTCAAAGTCAAAATCCGTGAACGTAGTGTTAGCACGGAGGTAGTCTTTGATCTGAGCTTTTATCTGATCGAAGTCTAGATTAGAAAATTTTGTAAGAGGCATATTACCTAGTTGCCTGGAGTATAAATGAGAAGTCTTGTGTAGGTAAGTCTTGACCTACGATATCGAAAACAACAGTGACCTCAAATTCATTATCATCGGGTCTAGGAGCAACGTCGATCCTTAAATTATCTACTCTTGGTTCGAAGTTTTCAATAGTAATACGAATTTGCTTCTCAATTACTGAGGCAGTACCAAAATCAACAAAACCAAAGAGACTAGAACGAACATCAGATCCTAAAAGAGAATTAAAAAACCTCTCAGTTGGGATGGTTTGCACCAAATTCCTGACAGATCTCTTAATTGCGTTCTCATTCTTGAGAATTGTTATGTCCTTAGTCACTGGATGTGCTTTAAAGGACAAACTAATATCTTTGAATGATCTAGATATCCTCTGAACAGCCATTAGAACTATAGTTTTCTTGATTTATTTATGTGCTTTACCTAACGTTCTACCTCTCTGAGGTTGTAATCTAACGAATTTAGGTAATTTATCATGTTTTCAGCAATAACATGCGGATTTTTAGGTCCGCATGTGTAAAAATCAGCGGCAATACACCCCTTTTCAGGCCAAGTATGGCAAGAAACGTGACTTTCTGCCAATGTAATGACGATTGTGCATCCTTGAGGGTCAAAACAGTGCTTAGATACGTTCAAAACACTCATACCGGCATCATTGATACCTTGTAACATCACCTCCTCAAGGGTCTCAGAGTCGTTTAAGAGGTCATATTCGACTTCATAGACCTCAAGGAGGAGGTGTTTTCCCATTGAAAACTTTTTATTCGTCAACATTTTGTATTATTGGGTGTCAAGTGGGCGATCTTCTTGGGATTTGTACATTTCTTCGATATTTTCTTGCTCTTTTTCACGTTCTTTGGCAGTTTTCCAGAAATATTCGTCTTCACGACCCATTCCAAGTCGGTCATAACCGTTTTCAACAGTGTAATACTGAGTTGAAACCTTAAAATCGGGCATTTTGGGGTTGACGGGTGTCAAACTGTTGTCAAAAATCCTCATTCTGTTGTTTGGATACAGAGCATACTGCCCATTTTCCAGTTCAATCAGGTTATGAGACTTATGTTCGGCAGGATTCTCACTCGTTGCATAGTCTACAACGTCAGGATCCTGGTGATAGTTGTCTATTGTGCAAACGTAGGTGCCTCTCTGGATGCCATGATCTCTTGTATAGAGTTCATAGTCCATAGAACCAATGAATTGCTTCGTGACGGAGACCACACCATAGTCCATACAGTTCCAGAACTGCAGATTAGGTAGATCCATGTCAGGAGTCGGAGTCTCTGGTTCCGAGACAAACGCGCTGATCGGAAGTTTGTCGTACATGGCGGCATACTCAGGTAAGTATGTTTCAAAATAAAAGGCACGTCCAGGTATAGACTTAGCAGATACCCAGACGCCCTTTACAAATTCACCATGACCACTCTGGTGATCAGTCAGATATTCTTTTCTTACCCAAACTTCTACCGAAGGTAGATTCGTAATTAAACAAGACATACAAAACTTTACATCTTTACTTATTTACCCTGCCCGCGATAAATCTTACGAGCCGAGTTACGCGAGGTCGCGGCGTATTTTGTACCCTTACCATTCCCTTGACGAGTTTTTTTCGGGGGTCCAGGTACAAAACCGTCCTTGACTAGACCTGTTTTTGATTTCGCCATGATCCGTTGTCTCCTACAATGATTGTGTTAATAAGTTCTGGTTTGGGATGACCAGTCTGATAGTATTCTATCGCAAGATCATCCAATCGTTCAAAATATTCCATCTGACTTAAACCTTTGTAGAGGACCTTATCCCCTACTTTGATCGTATAAGTGTCAGACATGGTATCAGATTACTCGTGTCTTCTCGTGACCAACTCTAATACGAGGGTCGCACCAGATCTCGAATCCCGCTTCGATCGCGTCAAGACAGAATGATACGTCTTCACCGCACATGTCCTGCACACTACCAGATTCAAAGACTTGCATCTTGGGTGCGAACCAGGGATACTTCATACCCTCATTCTCAAACACACCCTTCTTGATAAGTACCCAACCGAAACCTGTGTAGTCTACAGTGAATGGTTTACGACGCTTCTGAATGCTTTCGATTGTCTCATGATTCATGACTCCACCGTTATTGGAAAAATCTTCTTCCTCCAACCAGTGAGCAACTGAAGTGGTACGACCGTCTTCAGTACAATACCAACCTGCTGCGATATCCTTTTCCATCAATACCAACTGAAAGAATTTCTCAGTGTTGAATACAATATCACTATCAATCCACAGTTGCCAATCATATTCCAGTTTACCATCCCACGGCAGTTGGTCAGGACCACGCAATACATTAGCACCAAGACACTTGCAGCGTGCAAAGTTCACCATTGAACTGTAGTCTTGCGAGATCTGAATGTTTGCTCCTGCCTGTACAAGATCAAAACAGAGTTGTACAAAGTTCTTCAAATATGTGTAAGAGACTCCACGACCAGGAAGACAGAATACAATCTTCTTTCCTTTCAGCAGCTCGCGTGCTCTATCATAGTCCCATTCGGGTTCTTTTGCTGGAGGCGTCTTTGCCTGTACAGAAAATCCTTTTGCCATAATCGAGTTTAATTACACCCATATCATACTCGATTATCTATGCATTGTCAATTGATATCTTAACTATGTTCGACTTCGGTTATTACGATACAGTCGCTTTCTACTTCAAGATTCACAGTGGTCCCTTCGCCCCAATCCTTTTCGTCCAAAACCCACTCCGGCACAATAATATAATGCTCATCCGTAATGGGATCAACCTCTATGGTCGTAAAATTTTCCTCGCGATTTTTTTGCATATAGGCGAACCTCACACTTGATTTTATATAGCGAAAAATTTTTTTGACGTGCCTTGTAAATTTAGCTCGCTTTCGTAACACTTTATAGATTAGGGAAGTTAGGTGTTTTTATATACGGGGGCGGGGCACGCGATCCGCATAACAACGCCCCCATATAAGGGGGCACTGCTGTTAACGAACGAATACAATAACGAATGGATACTGTTACCTAACGAACTACGCTATTACATACTTACCGTTGCGGAAGTTAGCAGCACTGAACACCTGACGATTGACCAACTTAAATGTACCCAACTCACTGCTCAT